GAGTACGAGATCAAACAATTTGTGCCGCTGTTGGGTGGTATGGGTGTGGGTGATTTGCTTATGGGTAAGTCGCCAGAAGAGCTTGAAGAGTGGGCTTATGGCAATGCACCGATGAGAGTGCCTGAGATGACCAGTGTGCCAATGATCAAGACCGGGCGCAAGGAGCAATTGGCCGACACTATGTTTTTAGGAATGGATGCTGCTGGTCTTGGTAAAGGCGCAGGTATAGCTGCGCGAACTACTGCCAAGAAACTTGGCCCTAAAGCCGGTCAGATGATCAGCAAAAGCATGGATGCGCTTGGCACACCATTGCAGATGAATATTGTTGAGCCCGGCCCAAGCACAACGCAAGGGCCAATACAACTTACCCGCCAAGAAAAGAGCGCGGTTATTGCCGCAGCCAAACGTAATCCAAATTTGCGTAAAACGGCAACAGCAGCGGTTGAAGGGTTGCATTCTAATTACCCTGTTGCTGAAGGCTGGGTGCCAATTCAAGCCAAGAACGTCACATTTAAAACAAGCAAGACTGGAGACTCACTTGCTGAAGTAGAGACAGACAAAATTCCATATGACTTCCACACGCCGCCAGAAGGCGTGCCAAAAGAAGCATGGCAAGCAACACTGTCATCTGGCTTAGTGGATGAGGTGCAGGCTGTAGTAAACCGTGCGGCATCAGGCGATCAAGCTGCAATTGATATCCTGAGTCAAGCCAGCTGGTATCGATCAATGCGTGACAGATTACGCGCAGAGTTCGGTGGCACTGCCGATGTGTTTGCTGATGTGCTTGGCACAACTTCAGCTCAAACTGGGGTTGAGCAAAACTTTGACAATGCCGTTGAAATATTGCGCAGGTTCAGCCGCGGCGAGTATGACAATGAGCTTGCTGCATTTGAGAAGCGCATTGCCTCTGGCAAGCCTATTGATGGCAAGACTTTGACAGAGATGCACAAGAGCGGTAAATTCCCGCTGATTACAAAAGCCAGCGGTCAATTGTTCAATGCAAACAGCCCATCGTCTATGGGTGCTTTGATGGACATGTTCCGATCAATCAAGACTGGCGATTCACCAAAGACACCAAACTTTACAGGTAATTTGATTGGCCTGACAAAAGAAGCAACCATTGATGTGTGGGCGGCACGCATGCTGCGCAGGTTGGCTGATTTGCCGCGCATCCCACCACCTGCTGAAAAGGGCGTGGCTGGAAAGCACTTGGTTGGCTCTTCTTTGTATGACCCAAAGGTTGGCAGCGAGTTTGGATTTGGCCAAGATGTATTCCGCGAAGCTGCAGACGAAATCAACAACAGCGGAATTCTGAAAAGTGTTGCTCCTCAAATTGGAAACCTTGGCCCAGATGACTTGCAAGCAGTTGCATGGTTTATCGAAAAAGAAAACTGGACAAAGAACGGCTGGACAACCAAAGCCGGTGAAGGTGGCTCGCTCGACTATGAAATGTCATTGGCTGGCGCTCCAGATCAAACAGCCATCAAAGATCTGCGCCGTGAAATAAACGCTGGATTTAAGCCGCCGGCACAGCGCAAAACAGAATCAGACGCTGATTATTCCAAGCGCGTGCAAGAAGCAAAAGTTGCATTTGATGCAAACAAAGCAGCCAAGCAGCAGCAGTTGGCAGGCATGCAGTCAGATGTTGAGCGATACACGCTTGGTGTCTCTGGCGAGCGGCCCAGCAAACCAATGAGCAACTATGCGCAAGCCGAGCTGGCCGCTGAGTTTGATGATGTTGTGCGTGATGACGCAAGTGTCGTCACATATAACTTGGCCAACACATATGGTTCCTTTATGGGAGACACAGAGCGAGCTTTGAATGCCGAGTTTGTTGTGCGTCAAAACTTTAATCCATCATCGCTTGAACGTCGCATGGTTGAGCAAGGCAAGACCTACGACCAAGATGCTGTCTTCATTTCTAAAGTAGTCCCAGACGGCGCAAGTCCAAATGCAAGACCCGGCGTTGAAATCTACTTCAAGCAAAAGATGACCCCAGATCAAATGGCTGCGGTCACAGCAAAGCTGCGCCAGTATGGTGTTGATGGGTTTACCTATGTGACAGACATGCGATTCAATGACCGCATCAATGTACAGGCTCGCGCAGGTGGAGCTGAAACCGCAGGTTTAAATGGACTACGTTTTCAGTACATTCCTGAGTTTGATGATGCGTACAGCGCGGCTGACCAAGCCAAAATCATGCAGCAAAAAGAAGATCTGTTCCAAGACATTGTTGGCGATATAATCAAAGAGGGCAACGTGTCGGATGCCCGATTGGTTTTCTACGATACCAAGGTCTACTTTAGGGGTGATTACGATGAGTACCTTACAAGAACAGCTGGACAGGCTAATCCAACGCAAGGGGGAGCAAGACCCGCTGGTGCAGATGTTGCGCAACCAAATACAAGCGGAGAAGTCGGGAAAGACTTCACAAGAGCTGTATCTAACAGGCTCCGTAAAAAGACAACCAGTAGCAAATCGTCAACAGTAAAACGGAGCGGTGCAGCTCCAACCTCTGGAGCTGAATAATGGCCATCCAACAAAGCCCTCTTGAACAACGACTTGGCCAGATCTTGCCGGGCGCTGCGACCAGCACGCCAGCTGAAGAAGTCCCTTTAGAACCTATGCCCGGCGCTGACCAAGCCGGTGACACTGAGATGCCATTGACTGCCGAACCCGGCACGCCAACCATGGAAGAAGGCATCCAAGTCGCTGGCCCCATCGATGCTGCCATTCGTAAGCTGATTACCAAGCAGGCTACCAAGGCCGAGCGCAACTTGGTGCCAGAAGCCGCACGCACACCAGAAGGCCAGTTGCCTGACGCAGCCAAGGCTGGCCGCTTCAAGCTGATCCCCGAGGCTGATCAAGCGCTGACTGAGGAGGTTGGCCGCGCTGTCAGTCGCCGTCAAACCTTTGGTGTCACCCAAGGCAAGCCCGGCGGCACGCCTGATGAGCCCTTCAACTTGTCGCGCTATCAGACCGAGGATGCAGCTGCCATTGTTGGTGGCGTGGCTGATGCGCTGAATATCAGAACCAAGGCAGTCACCTTCCAAGAGATTAAAGACAAGGCCGCAGAATCTGGCATCAGCGAGGGATTCTTATCGCGTCTGATCGGCAGCGATGGCCGCATGATGGCCAACGCAGTTGAAACCTACAAAGCACTTGAGGTGTTGGAGTCTAGCGCCAACGAACTCGACAAGCTGTTCAAGATGGTCAACAGCGGCACGGCCACCGATGTTGATAAGCTCAAGCTGCGCCAGCAGATCGCTTTCCACGGCTTGGTTCAGCGCGGTGTCAAGGGCATTCAGACCGAGACTGCCAGATCGCTGGCTGTGTTCCGCATACCCCGCGACGGCAATGCAGCTATCGTGCGCCAAGTGATCGACGAGTATGGTGGCGATGCTGCCCTGTCCGACATGGCCAAGTCCTATCTGACTATAGAGTCGCGTGCTGCTCGCAATGCGCTGGTTGAGAAGTCAACCATGTCGGGCTTGAAGGATGTGTGGTTCACCACCTACATTAACGGCCTGCTGTCCAGCCCCGTGTCTCATGCCAAAAACGTGGTGTCCAACACCACCTTTGGTTTGTATCAAATACCAGAGCGGTTGATGGCTGCCTTCTACAGCAACGTGCTGCCACCCGGCGTGCGCTCATTCAAGGCGCTGGTGCCCGGCAGTGAAGCAGACAAGATTGCCTACGACGAAGCGCTGACCATGATCCAGTCGCTGCGCAACGGGCTGGTTGAAGGCTTTGATCTGGCCAGCACTGCATTCAAGAACAATCAACCCAATGACTTGATGAGCAAGATTGAGGCGCAACGGGGCACCACCCTGCCGTCAATCAGCTCGGCTGGCTTTGGCATTGAGCAAGACAAGTGGTTTGGCAAGGCCATTGATTACTATGGCACAGCGGTCACTTTGCCCGGCAGAATGCTGATGGCCGAGGATGAATTCTTCAAAGGCGTGCTGTATCGCATGGAGCTCAACACCCAGATCACCCGCCGCAGCAAGTCGATCTACCGCGAAGCGCTCGATTCTGGCATGCCGGAAGCGGATGCGTTGGCCAAGGCCGAGGCCGAAGCTATCAGCTTGTTTCAGAACCCGCCCCGTGACTTAGACGAGGCCGCTTCACTGTTTGCTCAAAAGGGTACTTTTACAAGCGAGCTGCCACCAGCACTCAAAAATCTGCAGCAGACGTTCAACCATCCAGCGCTGAAAATTGTGGTGCCGTTCTTCAAGACCCCAGCCAACATTGGTTTACAGGTTATTGAGCGCACCCCATTTGCCCCGTTGTCTTCGCAGTGGCGTGAAGAGATCGCCAAGGGCGGTGTGTATCGCGACATGGCCTTGGCCAAGGTGACCCTTGGATCTGCTGTGCTGGCCACCTTTGCGGCTTTGGCTGGAGAGGGAAAAATTACTGGGCGCGGCCCATCTCGCAAGGCTGACCGAGATGCATTGATGCGCGACGGCTGGCAACCTTACTCACTCAAGATTGGTGACAAGTACTACAGCTACAACGGCATGGAGCCTGTCTCTGCGCTGCTGGCCGTGGCCGCTGACTATGCTGAGTACGCCCAGCATGAGACTGATGCCAGCAAGATCGAAGAGGTATTCTTGGGCGGCACCTATGGTTTGTATGAATACCTCAAAGAGCAGCCCTACCTACAAGGTGTGGCCGAAGTGGCAAAGCTGCTTGGCACCACCCAGCAGGGCGCGGTTGATGGCCAGAAAGTTGTTGATGGTTTAGTCAAACAGTTTGGGGGCTTTGTTATTGGTGGTTCACCAGCTGGTGTCTACAGTTCTTTTCTGGCTGGCATTGAGCGCCTGTCAGACCCAACCAACAAAGATACCCGCGCCAGCCCAGAGTTGCCTATGGGTGTGCGTGGATTTGTTGAAGCGTTTAACAAGTACAAGTCGCGCATACCCTATTTCAACGCAGATCTGCCGGACACATTAAATCTGTGGGGCGATGCAACAAAGTCAGGTACAGGCGCAGCCTATGAGATGGTGCTGCCTACCCGCGTTACACCCCAGCAATTCTCTGAGGTGGACGACTTGCTGGTGCGCATGGGCTCACCCATTGGCATGCCAGAGCGCAAGGTTGACGGGGTCGAGGTGAACGCATTTCAATACAACCGGCTGTTGACCATTTACGGCAAAGAGCTGCCATCCAAGCAAGAGATATTGAACATCATGCAGACACCGGGCTTTGACCTGCTGTCGTTGGATGACCAGCAAAAGACTGTGCAGCGTGTGCACTCCAAGTACATGGATGCAGCCAAGCAACAATTGAAGATGGAAGATCCAGCTTTGCAGGCCAAGATCGAAGAGATTGCAGAGCTTCGCAAGGCCAATGGACTCTATTACAAACCTGATTAAAACCGTACAATTCCCAACAGGAAGGATTGAATCATGCCAGTGCCCATTAGTAACGTAACTCGCCGAGTCGTCTATGCGCCAAGTGGCGCTGGCGGCGCTGGCCCGTATGCCTTCACCTTTGAGATTCTGGCCAACACCGACATTGCTGTCTTCAAAGACGATGTGCTGCTGACGTTGACCACCCACTACACGGTGAGCATTGCTGCCAATGGCACCGGCTCGGTGACCATCACAGCTGCTGGCTTGGCCTTGTCTCCAGTCAGCCCAACCCAGTACGCCATTGTTGGCAACCGCACCATTGCGCGTGCGACTGACTTCACCACGGGTGGCGACTTCTTTGCCAACACACTGAACGACGAGCTGGATCAGCAGACCATCTTTGCCCAGCAAAATGCTGAAGGCATCCAGCGTGCATTGACAGCACCACAGACTGACCCGACCACCATCAACATGACCTTGCCAAGGGCGGCAGACCGTGCCAATAAGTACTTGGCCTTTGATGCCAACGGTGATCCACAGCCCGGAGACACCGCTGTTGAGGTTGCGGCTATTGCAAATATTGCAGATGAGATTGTTGCGGTGGCGGCCATTGACACCGAGGTCGTAACCGTTGCTGGCATATCTGCAAACGTAACCACAGTTGCAGGCATCTCATCAAACGTCACTACCGTGGCCAGCAGCTCAGCAAGCGTCACAACGGTGGCCACAAACATTGCAGCGGTCAACACCAACGCAACCAACATTGTGGCCATCCAAGGAGCCGCAGGCAATGCGACGGCAGCACAGGCCGCGCAGACAGCTGCTGAAGCTGCACGCGATTCTGCCTTGGCTGCGTATGACAACTTTGATGATCGCTACCTTGGCCCCAAGGCCAGCGACCCCACGCTAGACAATGACGGCAACGCTTTGCTGGCTGGCGCTTTGTACTACAACACGACAGTACCTGAGATGCGCTTGTACACAGGCTCTGCTTGGGTGGCTGCGTATGTGTCTGGCGCAGCGTATTTGCTGACAGCAAACAACCTGTCTGAGCTGACTGCATCTGCATCTACTGTCAGAACAAACCTTGGCTTGGCGATTGGCACAAACGTGCAGGCTTGGGACGCTGACCTAGATACATGGGCTGGCAAGACCGCTCCAAGCGGCACTGTTGTTGGTACAACTGATACGCAGACACTGTCAGCCAAGACCCTGACCAACCCCACCGTTACCAATTACCTAGAGTCTGTGGTTGCAATTGGCAACTCGGGTACAAGTAAGACCCTAGACCTAACCAATGGTACAGTGCAGACAGTGACAATGACAGGGAATTGTACTTTCACTATGCCTACAGCCACAGCAGGTAAGAGTTTTATCCTCATTGTATCCACTGGTGCTGGTAGTTTTACAGGTACATTTACAGGGGTTAAATGGATAAATGGTATAGCACCTACCCTCACAACCACAGCTAGTAGATGGGATATTTTGACATTCTTCTCTGATGGTACAAATTGGTATGGCAGTTCAGTACAGGCATTCGCATAATGTTATCAGCTAAAAAAGAACTCTTTACATCAGCAGGTGGTGGCTATCAAATTTCACGTTCCGTGAGGCTGCGTTCAAGTGCAAGTGCTTATTTCAATCGTACATTTGCTGCGGGAAGCCAGACTACTTGGACATTTTCTGCTTGGTTCAAACTTGGAACTCTTGGAGTTAATAGAGTTTTGATTAGTTGCGGGTCTGGTGCGACAGACTCCTTAATTTATATCAATACAGGCAATACACTTTTTCTTAATTTGGACAATGTAACTTGCAGAGCATCTACGCAAGTATTTCGTGACCCGTCTGCTTGGTATCACTTAGTTGTTGCGCTAGACACTTCCAACGCAACTGCACAAAATCGTATTCGTGCTTACATCAACGGGGTAGAAATAACATCTTGGGTAACAAACAATACTATTGCTCAGAACGCAACACCATCTTTTAATAGTGCAATAGCCCACAATATATCTCTATATACTGGTGGTGGTGGCCTTTATTTTGATGGTTATCTTACAGAAACAAACTGGATTAACGGACAAGCCCTGACACCATCATCCTTTGGCGAAACCAACCCTGTCACAGGCGTATGGCAACCTAAGAAGTACGCTGGCACATACGGAACAAATGGCTTCTATCTGAACTTCAGCGACAACAGTGCAGTTACTACTTCTAGCAACGTAGGTATTGGAAAAGACTTTTCTGGTAATGGAAACTATTGGACAAGTAACAGCATCAGCGTGACTGCTGGTGTGACATACGACTCCATGCTGGATGTGCCTACGCCTTATGCTGATGGTGGCAATGGGCGGGGGAACTATGCGGTGTTGAATCCAGTTAACCCAACGGCTAACACGCCTTCGGATGGAAACCTTCGTGGTGTCATGGGTAGTTCGGAAAACGGCATTACCTCAACAATGGCAATTCCATCTGGCATGAGTGCTTATTGGGAAGTTTCATGTGCAAGCACTACATCTGCTACCATTGGTTGCTATGCTGGTGTCGCTAGTCTTGGTGTAAGCATGGCTCAATCAGCGTCTTATAACAAAACGGGCGTATGGGCAATGACTGCTGTAAACATTCGTCAGTTGTACGCAAATGGCTCTGCTGGTTCATCTGTTGCAAGCACTTTAGCAAGCACATCAATTTTGCAAGTAGCAGTAGATAACACATCATCGGGTAGCAATACTTATATTTGGATTGGTGTTGATAATGTTTTCTACAACAGCACAATGGGTACAACAGGCAATCCATCCACAGGTGCTAACCCAACATTTACAATTAGCAAGCAAGATTTAAATGCGTTTTTCTCAGGGTATTTAAATACTGTTTATGCCAACTTCGGCCAACGCCCATTCAGCTACACACCACCCACAGGTTTTGTTGCACTGAACACACAAAATCTGCCTACACCTACGATTGCGAAGGGGAATCAGTATTTTGATGTGATTACTCGTACTGGCACTAGCGCAACATACACACAGTCGTCTATCGCATTTGACCCTGACTTTGTTTGGATTAAGCGCCGAGTTGACGCTGGCTACGGTCACATGCTGTTCGATAAGTTGCGTGGCGCGACCAACTACATAAACACGAACAACACCAATGCTGAAGCTGTCGGCTCGACTACGTTGACCGCATTTGGCACTGGCGGCTACACGCTAGGTTCCGATATCTATGTCAATGAAAGCACAAAGACTTACGTTGATTGGGCATGGAACGCTGGCGGCTCAACTGTAACCAACACTAGTGGGTCAATCTCAGCACAAGTAAGAGCAAACCCCACTGCTGGCTTTAGCGTGGTGACTTATACAGGTACAGGTGCAAATGCTACGGTGGGGCATGGCTTGGGTGTTGCGCCTAGCATGGTGATTGTTAAACCAAGAAGTACAACGGGAAACTGGTCTATATGGCACACTAAACTAACCAGTGGAGCATACGCATTATTTTTTAATACAGATGCGCAAGGTAGTTATCCTACTATTTGGAACAGCACAATACCAACAAGTACTGTATTTAGTATTGGGACAGCAAGTGGAACAAATGTAAGTGGGCAAACACAAGTCGCCTACTGCTTTGCCGCAGTAGCTGGATACTCTGCATTTGGTAGCTACACAGGCAATGGCTCTACTGATGGGCCGTTTGTGTACACAGGTTTTAGGCCAAGATTTGTGATGATAAAACGCACAGATAGCGCCAATAATTGGGTCATGTTTGACACTAGCAGAGATACTTATAACGCTGTTGTAAATACTTTGTCGGCAGATTCAACAAATAGCGAAGCCACATTTGGTGCTGGTTACAACATAGATTTTTTATCTAATGGATTTAAACCAAGAAATACAACAGGAGCAGAAAACGCCAGCGGCGGCACATACATATTTATGGCTTTTTGTGAAAATCCATTCAAACTTTCTCTAGCGAGGTAACTCATGTTTTTACTCAACGGCTCACCACTTCCTCTTGACACGCCATTTACCATTGATGGAACTTCATACCCTGCAAACTGGCTACGCTTGACCAGCATTGCAGAGAAGAATGCTGTGGGCATCACAGAGGTGGCAGATGTGACCACCACATACGATGACAGATTTTTCTGGAGTGCAGACAATCCCAAGCTGTTGAATGACAGAGAAGAATCTGACGAGGATGGCAACCCCATGTATGTGCAAGTCTATGACTCTGCCACACAAGCAATGGTTGATTCATCTGAGCGACTTGTCACCAAAGGACTGAAGTCACAGTGGATTGCACAGGTCAAAGATACCGCCAACAAATTGCTGGCTCAGTCTGATTGGATGGTGATTCGCAAGGCAGAGCGCAATGTAGACATTCCTGCGGCTACTGTGACATACAGGGCGGCTGTGATTGCTGAATGCACAAGACTGGTGACTGCCATTCAAAGCTGTGCTGATGTACCTGCTTTGATTGCTGTGGTAACTGCACAAGGATGGCCAGCATGACCCCCGTTGAAGCCCGTCTGGATACGCACGAAGCCGTGTGTGAGCTGCGCTATGACAGCATCAACGCTCGGCTCAAGCGCATTGAGCAGATCCTGATCGGCAGCTGCGCGGCAATCATTGGCATGCTGATGACGCTGGTGTTAAAGCTGTGATGCATCATGCCGCTCACCATTGCTCTGGCTGCTGTCGCCTTGGTGAAGAACATCCGGGAGGGGTGCGAGCTTTACAAGCAGGCAAAGGAATCCTTTGTCGAAATAAAGGAAACCTATGACGAAGTTGCTGGGATTGCTCAAGAGGTACACGGGTTCCTTGGCCCAATCATTGCGTTTTTCAAGGGAAAAAGTAAGCCTGCAAAGCCGACTCCTGTGGCTGCACGCGCAAAGAATAAGTCTAAGTTCGTTGCTGTTGATGAGACAAAAATTAAAGCAGATATCGTCCAGCATCTCAGCGAGTTTTTCACGCTTCAAGAAAAACTAGCGGCCAAGATCAGACTTGAGGAGGAGCAGAGCAAGACAGTCTATGACCCCGACCAGAACCACAACATCGCTGCCATGAACCGAGTGCTGGCGCTGCAGCAGATGTCTGAGCTGGAGATTGAGATCAGAGAGATCATGGTGTACCAGACCCCCGGCATGGGTGCCTTGTACTCCGAGGTCTTCAAGATGAGAGAAGTCATCAAAGAGGAACAGGAAAAAGCCAGACTAAAACAAGAGGCACAAAAGCGGGAAGCAGCATGGCAACTCAGGCAAAAGGAAAGAGATCTGCAAGCCAAGCTCGCGGTGGTAGTAGTGACTACCCTATTCCTCCTCTACCTGTGGTTGTGGCTCCTCCTGATCGGTCGCTGGAGCAAGACATGATGGGGTGGATCGCGGCCTGTCTGCTCGCTGGGCTGATGCTGCCGCTGTTGGCCATGCTGTACCTCGACGTGTTGGAGACAAAGAACGAGGCCAAACAGCAGTTGGAGAAGGTGGAGAAACTTAGACGGCAAGTGGAACAACAAAGGAAAGGAAAGAGTGATGACTAAGCAGCTTGAAAAAGGATCAATGTACGACCAGTTTGACACCAACCATGATGGTGTTGTGACTGATGACGAGCTGGCCAAGAGCGAGCGCATGATGCAGATTGAGAACATGGACAAGCTGGCCGACCAGCAGCGTGTCATGGCATGGGTGGCCATGGGCCTGCCCTTCCTGATCATCATGTTCTTGTGCCTGCCATACATTACTGACGCACGGGTGCAGCTGGTGATGGGCTTGGCCACAACCTTTGCCGCTGCGATGGGCACCATCGTGGTCGCCTTCATGGCAGCCACTGCCTACATTCGCGGCAAGATGAACGATGCTTAAGCTGGCCATCGCTGCTGCCATGCTGGCGGCTGCCTTTGCGTCTGGCTTTGCTGTGCAGGGCTGGCGCAAGGATGCAGAGATTGCTGCGATTGAGGCAGCCAACGCGGCTGCTGTGGCCGCTGCCACTGCGCAGGCCATGGAACAAACCACCGAGATGCAAAGGAAAAAAGATGACGCACTACGACTCGCGGCAAAGCGTGCTCAAGACAATGCTGCCGCTGCTGCTGCTGCTCGCGCTGAGCGTGACGGGCTGCGCAACCAGATCAACACCGCCACCAGCGCCCTGCCCACAGCTACCTGCGCCTCCAGCAGAGACTACGCCGCCACCGCCGCAGCCTTATTCGACCAGTGTGCTGCAGCTCTTGAAGAGCTGGCGACAAAAGCTGATGGACACGCCACTGATTCAAGAACCCTGACCAATTCTTGGCCAACAACAACTGAAAGGAAACCATGAACCTCACAAAAAACTTTACCCTCAAGGAGCTCACCAAGTCAGAGACTGCGGTGCGCCATGATGTTGACAACACACCCAACGAGGAGCAGATCGAATCGCTGCGCTTGCTTTGCGAAAAGATCTTGCAGCCGGTGCGTGACCACTATGGCAAACCAGTGCGGATCAATAGTGCGTTTCGCTGCGCAGAATTGAACCGGCTCACGGGTGGATCTGCAACGTCAGACCATTGCAAGGGCCAAGCAGTTGACTTTGAAATTGACGGTGTGTCGAATGATGAGCTGGCACGCTGGGTGCAAGAGAACCTTGAGTTTAGTCAATTGATCCTTGAATTTTTTCAACCCGGCATTCCTGACAGCGGGTGGGTGCATGCCTCTTACAACCCACAAGCTCTCAAGGCTCAAGTGTTGACCGCCACCAAGGTCGCCGGAAAGACGCAATATCTTCCCGGCTTGGTGGTAGCTTAACCCTGCGATGCACCCAGCGCTTTGATGCGCTGGCTGTAGCTGGCTGTGTGCCTGATCCGCTTGATCATGTCAATGCGCCCGATGGTGTCTTCGTTGGCCAAGCGCAGCTCCTTCAACGCGGTCATGCGCTCGCGTGCTGGCCGCTTGCCAGCTCTGGCCGTCTTGTCGGCCAGATCTTCGTAGGCATCTGCCCACTCATCCAAATTAGCATGCGTTGAAAAAGGTTCTTCTTTACCGGGGACATGTAAAAAAAAACCAGTTGGCTGCACATCAACTTCTCGGCCAGCAGATCCATTGCCGGTGTATGCCACCTCTGGCTCAACCGTGTCGGCCAGCGCCGCCTCAATGATGACCGGATCGCTGGTCTGCACGGGTATGGCCACTGGCTCCGGCTTGGCCACCAGATCCAACGGGTTGGCTGGCTTGGCCACTGGCCGTGGCTTGGCCTCATCAGGATAGTCGGCTGCTTCCTCTGCGCTGATCAAGCCCTTAAGCACATCGGGGAAGGCATCGCGCAGCGCAAAGCCGCGAGCTCGCATTTGCATCATGCGTTTCGGATACGCCGACCACGGGCCCTGCTTGCCCCACAGGCCAGCTCGCTTGGCATCCTCGACGCTGAACTTCGCGATCACTGGCTTGCGATTTTTTCGCTTGGCCACACAAACGGCCACCGGGTTGGGTGTGCCTTCGTTCTCAAAGAATTCCTCGACATCTTCACAGACCGCGCTGGCCTGCACCAGCGCCATCATGGCATCGCCGTACACGCTGGGCTTGCCGTTGATCACAGCAATATTTTGCAGGGCTTGCATGGGTGCCAGCCCCATCTCAAAGCCCCACTGCACGCAGACCAAGATGTCTTGGGGCTTGCCTTGGTAGGCCTTGGGCACCATGCTGGAGCTGGCCAGCATGTCGCTGAATTGGATGGCCTCGGTCATTGTCTGAGGCGCAAAGCCTCGGTTAGTGGTGGTTAGTTCCATTTGGTTCTCTCTCGGTTAAGTAGGTTTGCATGGTGGTGAAGATCAGGTTGGCCATGGCCTCAACAAAGGCCTCGGCTTGTTGCTCGGTGCAGTCGGTGGCGTTGAGCATGGCCACGACAGCGGCTTCGTAGGCCTGCTGCATGTCTGGCCTGCCTTGCAAGTTCAAGACCGCTCCTTGATGGTCAGCGTGGACTGGCGCACCGAGTAGGCTTCCTTGGCTGGCACCAAGCGCTCTGGCGCTGCCTTGTAATTGCGCATTGGCCAGCTGATGACGTACTGGCCAGCTCGGCCACGCTCGGCCTGCCCCATCAGTTCTTTGAGCTGCTTTTCATTGTTGTCAATGGTGGCCTCGGCTTCGCGGATCACAGACTTGGCAGCCAGCAGTTGCTCAGCCAAGCGCTCGGCCTGCATGTCGAGACTGATCTCTTCCTTGGCCGCAGCCTGCGGGAAGATTCGATCCATCTCCTTGCTTGACTGTGGCGGGTACCAATCGATTGCGCCGCTGTCACGGTAAGTCTGCAGCTTGTGCTCAAAGGCCAGCACAGCTTTGATGATTGCTTTTTGGGTTTCGTCATGCGGGGCAAACAGGAACACGCGCAGCTCAATGCCTTGGTACAGCACGCAGACCGCACCCCACTTGTGGCCGGTGATCAGCATCTGGCCTTGCAGCTGGATGGGGCCGCGTGCAAGGTGTGGCACATCCTCGGGCATGGTTTTGGTGAGCTTGGCTTCCAGCACGCCGGGGCCGTTCAAGATGATTGAGTCTTGGCCAACCACATACAGGCCCTTGTCGGGGTCGGTGAAGATCTCTTGGCCAAGCCCGAAGCCAATGCCGTCCAAGCTGCACGACAGGGCGACGGCGTTGTGGGTGTAGGCGTGCCCGATCTGGGTGTCGTAGTCGGTGAGCCCCAAGCGCTTGGCTGCTTCGATCAGGATCACCGGCTCCAAGGTGTTGCCCCAGCCCATGGCCTCATTGCCAATGTCGGGGCGCTCTTTGCCGTCAATGGCGTTGATGCTGAACTGCAGCTCATCATTGGGGGTGCTGTATTTGCTGAAGCCCATCAGGCCGGGTAAGCGCGATGCGCTCATTGCTTTGTCGTCGGTCAGTTTGCCTGCCATTTTCTTACTCCTGTAGTTGATAAACACGCACCACTCTGGCATGCGCTTGGGGGTGATTGGCCTCAACAAGGCCAACCTTGACGAACTGTTTGGTGCGAAAGACCGCGCCCAGAACAGATGGGTGGAGGTGCGCGGGGATCTGGACTCGCTCGCGCACATCATTGATACTGACACTGCCATGCTGGCGGCAGACCTCGGCAGCGACTACCCGGCAGCGTGCCAAGAAGTCGGCATCGCGCTGCTCAAACAGGTCGAGCTGCGCATCTCTCAGGATCTGGCCAACCTTCATACGAAGATGATCACAACCAACGCGATGGCTGACACCACATACAGGGCTATGTCGGCAGCTGCAGCTGCTCTGATTTCGAGCTTGTGCGGTGGTGGCAGCAAGGCACGCTGCAGGCGCAGCATGTCAGGGTCTGATTCTGGGGTGAGGGCAGGCTCATGAGCTGAGCCGATGATCACTTTGCCGGTGTTGAATTTTTGCTTCATGGTTTCGCTCCTTAGATGCGTTTCAAGAGGTTGGACACCTGTGAGGCGTTCCAGTTGGTATTGCCGCGTGGTGTGGCCACGCCGCGTGCTTGCAGGGCTGCTGCGATGTCGCGCATGGTGTCTGCGCCAGACTTGGCGATGATGTCGCGCACGATGGGGCCGACCCGGTCGGCGTACTTGTCTGCCTTGGCTTGGATCTTGGCTACACCGATGGCTGAGCCGATCTCAGGTGTTGGGCAGCCGAGGGTGCGGCCCTGTGCTTTGACCTGCGCCAGCGCTGCCCTTGTGCGCTCGCTGATCTTGCGTGCTTCCCACTCGGCAAACACGGCCATCATTTGAAGGAAGGTGCGGTCGGCTTCGGGCATGTCGGCGCAGACGAAGGGCACGCCGGACTCAAGCAGGCCAGAGATGAAGTGGACATTGCGAGCGAGGCGGTCGAGCTTGGCGATGACCAAGGTGGCCTTGGCCTTCTTGGCGGTTGCCAGCGCTGCGGCCAGCTGCTCGCGGTCATTCTTGCGGCCAGACTCGACCTCGGTGAACTCGGCAACCAGCTCGGCGGCGGCGATGTGCTTGGCCACAGCTGCACGCTGGGCATCAAGGCCGAGGCCTGACTGGCCTTGGCGGTCGGTGGAAACGCGGTAGTAGGCGACGTATTTGGTGGACATGATCAAGCCTCGCACTGGTCAAGCAATGCGTCCAGCTTCTTGTTGAGCAAGTCAACTTTGCGCTGTGCTGCAGGCTTCAAGAAGGTCTGTTGGCCAGAGTGGTAGGCCTTGTCACCGCCGATGTAGTTGGCAGCTGTGTGCTCAATGACAAGGAGCTGGCGCTCGATGTCTTGGATCTGTTGGGCTAGTGTGGTCATGTTGAACTCCTGTAGGCTTTATCTGCCTGTTGAACATGAGCGAATCATAGCACGGTTTGTATATCGCTTTGGAAGTACCCAAACCAAGTATTTTCTAGGGAGTTACCCTAATACAACACATTTGGCTGGGCAGGCGGTATCAGGTAGATATACACTCAGCGCCCATGAAACCTAAACTCAAACCTTTTCTCATGCGCTTGCACCCTGCCACGCGGGAGCTGCTTGACAAGGCAGCTGTTGACCAAGGCCGCAGCGTGTCATCGTTGATTGACCAGTGTGTGCGTGAGCAGCTCGCGCCCCGCTACGGTGAGCTCCAGCCCCGGCTGCAGCGATTCCTCTCTGGGGTGCGCCAGCCATGAGCAAAGCCGAAGCACACAAGTTGTTGGACAGGGTGCGTGAAGGCCGACCTGTACCGCTGTACCTGATTGAGCTGGCGCTGGTGGCCACGGGCGACAAGCCTGCGGAGCTCGGGCCATGAATGAAACCATATTGGCACTGGACTTGGGCACCACCACGGGCTGGGCATGCAGGCCCATGGACGGCAGCATTGTGCATGGCTGGGCCAGCTTCAAACCCGGCAGGTACGAGGGTGGCGGCATGCGCTACCTGCGCTTCAAGCAGTGGCTCAGTGAGCTCAAAGGCACTGTGGGTGGCGAGCTGCAGGCCGTGTACTTTGAGGAGGTGCGCAGGCATGCGTCAACTGACTCAGCGCATGTCTACGGTGGGCTGATGGCCACGCTGACAGCATGGTGTGAGCACCACAAGATCCCCTACCAAGGCGTGCCGGTGGGCACAATCAAGAAGCACGCGACGGGGAGGGGCAACGCAGGCAAGCACGACATGGTCGAGGCCATGCAGCTGCTTGGCCATCCTGTCACTGACGACAATGAGGCAGACGCGCTGGCGCTTTTACACTGGGCATTGGAGGTTCAATCATGTTGATGACTGTTTTTTGGGTGGTAGCACTCATGCTGTTGGGTTCGCTGTTGACCCTGATTGTGCTGTGGTTGATGTTGAAATTCTTGGAGCAAAAATGATGCATGTCAGCTACGTCAAACTGTTCCGCGACGATGAGGGCACCGTGCGGGACAGCCAAGAGGCCAACGGCGAGATCCGCAACTTCCAGCACCAGATAGAGCTGCTCAAGCAGGCACTGGAGCGGGAGATGAACACGGTGGCCGACCTCAGAGAGCTGCTGGACTCGGTCAGGCGGATTGCGTTTGAGCTTAACGAAGAGATTTTGAAGGACAACAATGCCAAGAGGTAAAAGTGATATCACCGGTGTGAACATACAGATCTATGCGCGGGTAACGGCTGGACAGCGTGAGATGTTTCACCAGCTTGGCGGTGCCAAGTGGCTGCGCAAACAGCTAACAGCTGAGCTGGAGAGGCGCTGGCAGGCAGAGCAGCCAAGCCTTGGCAAGAAGATCATCAGCCGTGTCTTCGGTAGATGAGCTGGCCTGCCCAGCATGCGGCAAGGTACACCCAGATGCCAAGCTCATCACGCTGCCAGATGGCACCAGCGTGGGCAGCTACAGCGAAGCCTACCGCGCCTACTGCGAGGCCAAGTGGGTGCTGGAGAAGCTGCCAGTCACGGTCAACAGGCGGCGCAAGAAGACACCGCAGATCAGCAGGCGGGACTACATCATGGCGGTGCTTGACAAGCGTGGCCAAGAGTCAGCCGATGAGCTGGCCAACAATGTCACCAAGCTATGGAAGGCATCCAAATGAAAGAGGTATATGAATGAGTTGGCTCTTTTCGCAGGCGCTGGTGGCGGAATACTTGGGGGAAAACTTCTCGGATGGCGAACTGTCTGCGCCGTTGAATGGGAAGCCTACCCAGCAAGCGTATTGTGCGCCCGACAAAATGACGGCATTCTTGCGCCTTTCCCGATTTGGGATGACGTACAAACCTTTGACGGAAACCCGTGGCGAGGAATTGTTGACGTTATATCTGGAGGATTTCCATGCCAAGACATCAGCGCCGCTGGAAAAGGCGCAGGCATTGACGGAGAGCGATCAGGAATGTGGTCACAAATGGCGCGGGTGGTTGGCGAAGTACGACCCCAATACGTCTTTGTGGAGAACAGCCCAATGCTCGTTACTCGAGGACTTGAACGAGTCATTGGCGACCTTTCCGCGCTCGGGTATGACACGAAGTGGACTGTTATGGGAGCTTCCGATGTTGGAGCAAGCCACCAAAGAGATCGCATCTGGATTGTGGGGGACTCCAACAACCAGCCAAGACTTCAAGCCAGTCAGGAAGCTGGCCCCAAGCGAGGCCAATGGGACGCATGGAACGATATTGGTTGGAAGTATTGGGAAAACACACCCACACCTGATTGGTCGATACCTCAAGCCGTTAGTGACAGAGTACTTGATGGGCTGGCCAATCGGGTGGACAGACTTAAAGCCATTGGCAACGGACAAGTCCCACTTTGCGCCGCAACAGCTTGGAGAATCCTGAGTGAACGCGATGATTGAGCCTGTCAACTTTGCCATACCCAAGAAGCCCAAGATCAAGGAAGAGCCACTGGCACCGGATCAGCGCAAGATCGCGGTCATACCGATCCGAGCATGCACAGACAAGGATCTAACACCCGGCATGATCAGGTCATTCATCCTGATATGCAGCTACATGAACCGGTCTGGGATTACATGGGTTGGCCAAAAGACCATGGCAGACAGGCTGGGCATCAGCCAGCAAGCCATCAGCAAGCACCTAGTCAAGCTGACCAAGGCAGGCTACCTAGAGGTACTCAAGAAGCCCATGCCCGGCGCAAGGCACACCACATGGCGTGTCATCTTCGACCCAACCATAAGCGCAGAAGACGCAGTCAGCATCACCAGCAGCATAGAAGACACCAGACCACCCTACATGAAGGAGCAGCAAGCAATGGAAGCAGACAAACCAGATCCAGAGGGCCAGCGCAGAGTCGCCCAAGCAATCAGCAAAGCACTCAAGCAACCAACCAAGAGGTACACAACCATGCCCAAACAAGGCGAAACAGTCACAGTCAGGAACATGAAAGCAGCCATCAAAAAGGCACAAGCAAAGGGGGCACAGGCACAACCTCCAGAGGTTGTACAACCAGAGGCTCAAAGTAGTCAACCAGCGCCTGTGGATAACTCTGTCCAGATACAACCTAAAGGCGTTTATGGCACAACCTCTGAGGGTTGTAGAGAACACAAGAACAAGACAACATGTGAAGAAGTTTACTTAAAAGAAGAAGACAACATGTCTGTTCTGCACAACCAAGATCTGCAACAACTTGTCAGCGACGGCATGTCTGCACAGCAGGTCAAGGACGCGCTCGACACCTTGCTGCCGCTGTACCAAGCCGAGGGCATCAAGCCCAGCTCGGCCATCCTGATGGCAGGGATCAGGCAGTTGCAGGCAGATGCCAGATGATTGGATACCCCGCCAAGCCACAGGAACCAGCCTTCCAGCCACTATCACAGGCTGGTCTAGGCAAGGGTAGTCACTCGACCTGTCAGCGCGTTGTAGGGCTTGTAATTCGGTCTGTCCAACCAGCATACGAACGTATGGATTTTGTACAGGGCTGGCAGATCGATGCGTGTCTGGCTGCTGGCAGGGCCGGGCATGCATGTGTTCTCGCGGCCAGTGGCAGGCAGGGCGTGGCCAGCCGTGTGCGCAAATCGATACCCTTGCCCCCCGCCCCTTCCGTACTGCGTGCGGCTCTC